TGTAGATGCTCAATATTGGTCAGGAAGGTTCAGGTTAACCAAGGAGCGGAATTCACCGAATATCTTCTTTCTGACTGTTCTCTCGAGCTCAGGCATCTTATAAGAGGTAATACTATCAGGATAGCCAAAGCCTGATAGAGGCACTAGCGCCTAAGTCTGCGCAATCCATGTGTTACGGGCGCAATAATTTCTTGTACGTCTGGACTCTCAACAACATCATTCACAGCTGTAGCCACATTTCTGCCGAGCCTGACAAAACGAGGAATTTTCTCAATGACCTTGCAGACTTTAGCGAAAAGGAGACCCAAGCTATTGAAACTCGAGGGCCAAGCTTGAGGAAAGACGTCTGACATGGATTTGACGACATCAATAACCTCAGGTTGAATAACGGGAGAGCCGGTGGTGAATGTACCCAAAATGGATCCGGGGGACGCTACAAACTCTACGGATCTACATATTTTGAATTGGGGTACACACGCGTAAGGCATCGATTGGATATTGACCACCGTGGTGCCAAAATTTTCGTCTATGGTATCAAACCAACCAGTCTCATAATCTAAGTCTTGTTTAATATCCGAACCCTTAGAAAGAAGTAGAGTCTTGGCATACGATGCTGCATGGGTCAGATTGAAGACGGGTTGGAAGATAGCATTGGGTGCGTATATGCCGTCAAATTCTTTACCCAGAACCACGATTGCTTTTGGATTCTGTTGTAGAATATCATTCTGAGTGACGGGGGGGAGAACAAGTGTGTTGAATTCTTCTTCAAATACCTCCTCCTCTTCAGCATCAGATTGAGCAGCTAAATAATACCTGGTCTGTGAGATGGTGATGCCTGTTCCCAAGCGTATCACGACAAGTTTTTGGTTGAGTGTCACATTAACCAAGAAAATCTCATTATCAGCGCGTTCATAACGCATGATCTGACCGGGTAGATTTGATAAGACAAAATCAGGATTGTCGTTGGATCTGACGCGGTTAGACAGTGTAACCACAAAATTAGGAGAAGGAAGATCTGATGAGTCGCCTACATAAAATGGTAAAACGACTTGACCTCCAGTTGGACGTTCTCCAATAGTAACTGCATGTCCAGATTCACCACGTCTAGGAGAAGCTCTGTTGTTAACAAAACGTGGTGTACCAAACACGCCAGAATTCATTTGATATACTTTCCTAGCGCTATTTGTGGGGTACCTATTTGCAACGAAGGTGCCTTGATTGAGCAAATCTGGTGTATTAAACCAGATATTGGTACCGTAAGAAGTAAAACGGTATGAGTCAACTAATCCGGAGACTCCATTGACATCTGGGGGCACGATGTTTCTCATGGCGACTGTATCAATGACGGTCATATAAGTACCTGTTTCAATATCAACTTGTATCCAGTTAGGATAGGCCAATTGCTCTATGCTAGAAATGCCCCATGTGTTGGTGACAGCAGCCATTACGTTGTCATCAAACTCACCACCCTTTTCTCGAGCTACTATAACTCCAAGGCTTCGTAAGATGGGTAAGCCGAGATACAGCATCGAATAGGTTTTGCCAGTTAAATCAGTCTCTCCGTCAGACTGCCATGGGAATTTGATCGAGTCAGTATATCGAAAGAATCCTCCGACTGAGGACTGTGTGGCTCCGTCTGGGACTCGTGCTGCGTCAGTAGAGTGAGTGTGTTCTCCACAAGGGTCTGTATAAAGTATAGCGAATTGTTTAGCTTGATCAGACATCTGGTCAAATCTTGAATCATGTGTGGATGGCTTTGCCATGCCTGACTGGACTCCGGGATCGGGATCATATTGGTCTCGGGTCTTTCTTGCTCTTTTACGTTGTCCTTTTTCATGCTTGTTTTTCTTCTTGATATTGGAAGTCGAGGCTGATCGGACGTTGACAGTTTGGGCCTCAATCTTAACATTGTTGGGTTTACGTTTTTCCATTTTTCAACACGCACTCGGTTGTTCTAATCCCCACGTGATAACCTCCTCATACTCTGTCTCATGGGGAGTAAACCGTTTCTTAATCCTCTTAACAATGCAACTTTGTTCACAAGCAATTTGTTCAGCGGGTGTCATACCCCATGCTTTCTCAAAACTGATGCGTGTTTCCAGTGAGATAGCGGGTTCACCTATGCGCCATGGTTTGTTGACAATCTGAAACCACTCATCCATCCATGGTCCCAAAGAAAGCTTCTTACCAGTCATTGTAGCTTCAATCATCTTGGTGGCCATAGATGAAGCTATAGGCACGCCCCAACTGGCGGCCCGTTCACACAGTCCTAGAGTGTGTATATAATCAACTCCACGTTGTCTTGAAAATTTTTTTGTGGACCACGAAGTTCTGCCCATAACTCTGGCTGGATTTCTCGCCATGGTGGGCCCATAGTCAGTGTAAATCAGTCTGCTTTGACAAAATTCTGCTTTGTGGATGTCGCGCGTATATTCAAACTTCATGTTGAACCCTAATTGCTTGAAAAGGGAAATATCCTGAGCTCTATTCAAATCGCACATATTGATGACCACAAGAGAGTCGTCACCATTAACCATTAGGCTGTGCTTGATGTTATGACGTCTTAAATAAAACGTTAACATTAGATACATTATAATGGAATTTCCAAGACTAGTATCCATATCTCCGCTCATTCGGGTACCCGAGGTCAGATATTGTACACCGCGTTTGGTAAAACCACGGTTGTTTAATGTCTGACCCCAAAGCAACTGCATCTTCCGGTGATACTTAACAGGCATCAAGCTCTTGTAAATTTTCAAACATAGACGTAACCACTCCTTTGACACGTGAGCATCAAATTTAGAGGCATCCAACATCAAATACACAGGGTTTGAGAAGCAGGAGCTCTTCTTGATTAAATTTGAGGCGACAGTAAAACCGTCAGCTTTAGCTACTATTATGGTATCAAATTGATCTTTGAGTGCATAAAACCACTTTTCAATAGCTTTAGTGAAACGTCCTTGTTCCAATGCGAAAACAGGCTTGCGAAATTGAATAGCACGGGGCGCTTTTGCCGGTACGCCCATTTCCAAATCGTCTTTAACAAACATGCTGATT